AGACTACAGAAGGACCCATATACTTAACTACATCTGAAAGTGTAAGACACGTAGAGTTCATACGTGGACAAACACCTATAGATTTTGGTAGACTATATAATCACGATGAAACAGTACCTATAGATAACGAAGAGTTTGTTATACTATCGGCTAACTTCAGTGGTATAGCAAGAATAACTAACTGGGAAGATATCACTAATAACACTAATCTAGTTAGCTATCAAAACAGAGACGTTACCTTTAGAGAATCTGTAGGTAAGAAAATCAAGATCATGTATCTAGATGAACCACTTACAGTAGATCTACAGTTACCTCTAGTTGATGGCATACTTCACTTTCCTATACCTATACTTGAAGACAGAGGTAACGGAGTACAGTCTCATATACTAGACACTCCTTATTCCAGTATAGAAGTCTTTCTGAACGGTTATAGGTTGCACAAAGATATAGATTTCATCTATCAACATAACTTCATTACTATATACAGTAAGACAAGAATTAACTATAGCGAATTATCACAGTCTATACATATAAGAGCTCATGGTTATACACTTGATAGAACTAACATAAATGCAGATGAAGTATCTGGTTTCGTGAGTCACGGAGTTCTTACTCGTAACCTCAAATACGATCTACATGAAGATAAAGTACTCTCTATCTTCATAGACGGTAAACTAATGAATAGAGCTAACGTTAAGTTTGCTGAAGACGATAACATAGTAAGAACATTCGATCATCTTAATGGGTTACCTTATTCAGTAGCAGAACATATAGTCTCCATCAAGGAAGTTACAGGAGAGTCTACATTACCACTTTACTCTAAGAACAAAGAAACGAATAAACGCATATCAGATCTCTTTAAGCATGTATTTAGAGAACCACCAGTTCCTAGTTTTAATGTCATACCAGAGAGATACACGTTATACTCTCCTACTGTAAGCAAGATCATACACGATGTTCTAGAAGGCGATATATCACCCGCTCTCTATATGAACCCATATGACGATTCAACTATAGTTCAGCTACTAGAAGATCGTTACAGAATACTTATGCTCAACGACCCAGTAAGAAGAGTGCAGAACGAAACTATAGTAGACGTACATCCGCATATAGGAAACGCAATAATAACACTCAATCTACATCAGTACAGGTTCATAACCAACGTAATAAGAATCATAACAACTAACGCAAAGGCTAAGATAAACATATCTGGTTATTTAGCAGTTACAGCTTAAACGCAACATATCTCTCAGCTCTGGTATAGCAACCAGAGCTGAGAGAGTTTAACTTAGATAGTAGCAGCTATAATAACCAAAGCAATGCTGATCATGATAAGACCAACACCAATGATAGCCTTAGCACTTCCTTCGCTTGTTTCTATAGCTTTACGGAAAAGAGCATCTAGTTCTAGATAATCTAGCAGAGCCTTTCTACCCAAATGCAATAAACCAATATAAAGAATAGATGTAACTAGAATGATCAGAGTAGACAGAGTCCCAGCTCCGAATGGAAGCGATTGAACCATTCCTCCGTCTGGGTCAGATAGCAGCAATATGAGTAAAGTTAAAACACCACCAACACAAAGAAAGACATTACGAAAGCGCATGACAAACTCCAAAGAAAAAATTAAGCTACCATAGGAACAGTTAGAACACCATGAGAGCTATACCCAAGCAATTTAATATCATCAGGTTCTATACGACTAAAACAACCAGATATCTCGTCTACACTTTCTATCTTACGTATACTCTCACCCAAAGTTAGTATAGGAGAGTTAAAATGGCTTCTACTAATAAGTTCTTTAGCAGCTTCAAATGAGTTCTCGTACAGATGACAGTTATTTCCTTGAATAACTACTTTACCAGCAGTATAACCAGTCATCTTAGCTACTATCTCTAAAAACAAAGCAGTAGAAGCTATATTAGCAGGAGTACCAAGAAAAACATCAAGAGACCTTATAGTCATAACCACATGCAAAGTCTTAGTACTCTCTATAGGAGTAAATCTATAGTCCATATGACAAGGTGGTAAACTCATCATATCGAACTCACCTATGTTCCAGCCACTTACAATGATTCGTCTATCAGTAGGATTAGTAAGTATCTTTCTCACTACATCTTCAAGCTGGTTAATCTCTTTCTGAAAGATTCTGTAACCTTCTCCTTTATTGTAACCTTTACCAGTAAGACCTATGAGCTTCCAGTTTTCCTTAATCAGATAATTATACTCTTGTTCATTTTGAGCTACTCTAGTTACTAACCATTTATTCCATTGATGACCATAGATGTTACCGCAGTCATCTTCTTCTTTTCTATAAGGATTACTTAGCCAAGCTTTAGTTTCATTAGCGTTAGCGTTCCAGAAGTTACAGTTAAGTTCTCTGAAGTCTTTAGCAGAAGTATAACCACGAAAGAATCCAAGTAGTTCTCCTACTATACTCCTAAACGGTAATTTACGCGTTGTAAGAGCAGGAAAACCTCTGGACATATCAAAGGTCATCTGACTACCAATAATCGTCTTACAGAGCGTTTGAGTGCGTTCGTTGTATATATCTTCACCACACTCAAATATGTATTCTATAAGATCGTGATACTGTTGCATTTGATGCATGAAAAAAGTCTTTCTGAAAAAAAGGTTAAGAGAGAACTTGTGAGAGAATGTCCGAAGTACCATCTTCGAAGTCTTTAGGTAGCTTAGTGAAACCACTGTCTTCTGCGTCTAAGTCTTCTAAGACCGGAGTGTTTAAATTAGGAAATCTATACATGACGTATTTGTCTTCTTCAGCTATAACTGTAGGTATACGATGTTTACCTCTTCTTATAGCTATATACTTCTTACGCTTATGATTAAAGCAATGAAGATAAAGCTCTAGATCGATTTCTTGATCAAGACTCTTAGCTCCATCGTAATAACCTTTATCAGCTATTTCGTTAACAAGCTGATGTTCAGGAACTCCATTACGAACTAACATCTTAGCTTCACTCGAAAGCTGAAGAGGAGTTATACACGTTATACTTCTAGCAGAACAGAAGTTTCTCATTCTACGTATAAGGTCTCTCTTATCAGCCCCTATGGGACCTTGTGTACATCCAGTAGTAGGTATAAGAGTAAGGTAATCAAGCATCAATAAGTGTACACTATAACCTTGTGCTTCGAGTTCTAACACCTTACTAATGATAGAAGAATAAGTCCATTGACTTGGATCTACTCTCAGCATCTTGATGTGAAATCCATTCTTAGTAAGTTTGCTTAGTATGTATTTACTTAATTCGTGCACAGGTATGCTGTCAAAGTCTGAGCTAACTACACTTTGACCTTCAGTAGCCTTTAGATACTGATACATGAACTGAAGATTGTTCGTTAAGCTATCTTCGAAAGAGATACGAAGTAAAAGAGGCTTTTTACCTACTTCTGATTCTTCCTTGGTAACGATAGGTACATTGTGAAGAGCTATCTGCATGAACATGCTTAAGCTTAGTCCAGTCTTGTACTTATGCTGTAAAGCTCCTATAGTGACAAATTCACCTCTTCGTATACCACCTTGAAGCATCTTGTTCACAGACTGCCAACCAAGCTTATATATACCTGTATTGTTATTAAGGTTCTTAACTTCCTCAAAAACAGTGTTCAGCGTATCTGGATTTTCGAAGTCTATTTCGTTTACAAGAGCAGGATCTTTTATACTTGTATAAGCAGTAGTAAGTGGTTCTAGTTCTGTTATAGTGTTCTTGAGGTAATCACTAAAGTTACCTATCTTAGCTCTATTGAACTTGATGTCGTAACTCACTTTGTTAATGATGGTTATAGCTAATTGTTCTCTATAGTAATTGTTAAGAGTTTTAACGAGATTGGTAACTATACGCTTATTAGTAGCGTCATCGTGATCTTGTTCAATGGCTTCTTTAAGCACTGCAAATAGTTTCTGATCTGTTTCAAGAAGTATGCTGAACTGAGGTATAAGAACTTCTTTAGGTATGAGTTCTTTTTCTTGTAGAAGAGTTACGCAGGTTTCTTTAAAGTTCTTAACTATGTTATGCCCTTGAAAGTTGAACTCTGGTGAATCTGTTTTGATAGTGTCTAGTACTGTCTGTATAAGACTGTCGTAGTCATAGCTCTCAAGTATGCGTGTGCGATAAATGAGAATAGCTATCTTACTGAGAACTGTGCGGTGGTCCATTTTCTTCTCTTTTAGCCAAATCACATTATCGGAAGAAGCTTTAAGAAAAAAAGAAAAAGGCCCTCTTGCTGAACATTGCGTCAGCAAGAGGGATAGAGTCAGAAGTGCTCCCAGTTGGCGAGCATGCGCTCGACCACTTCTGGAGGCACTCCGTGTACGTTATCATACCGCCCTTTAGCGGTGATGACAACTACTTCGATACCGGCTTCTGCAGCCATATCGAAGTACGCTTTAGCCTCCCACCTCTTTACAAAGGTGTTGGAGACGGCCACCCTTTGGCCACGGGCGATGGCTGCCCGTACCTGGTCCTGGCACCAGGCATGAGCCTGGGAGATCTTACTCCTGTCGAAAGAGTAAGACCCACCAAGCTCAAAGAACATATCTGCTTCAAAGAAGCAGTCAATG